CCCTCAACCCACAGAACAGTCTGCTGCGGCACTGCCCTCCTCCACGGTGCCAGCGCAAGCGGGAGCCGCACCTGCCCCACAGTCGGCTCCCGCACCTTCTTCCCAGCCACAAGATGCCGCAGGTGTGTTGCCTCTCTTGGGTAGTGGCTTGGATGCACTTAAGAACCTACAGATATTTCAGAGGACGCAATGAAATCTACAACGATAGATCAGCTACGGCAGGAGCTTGCTTCTGACGAGGGCTGCAAGTACGAGATATATTTGGACCACCTAAATTTGCCCACCTTCGGAATCGGTCACCTGATTCGTAAGGACGACAAGGAATACGGTATGCCTGTCGGCACTGTCATCGAGCAGGAAAGAGTTGACAATGTGTTTAAGCTTGACATCGCCGTGACGCTGGATGATTGCCATAGACTTTATGAAGATTGGAACGACCTGCCAGAAGAGTGCCAGCTTATAATTGCAAACATGATGTTTAACCTTGGCTACCCACGCCTTTCTAAATTCAAGGACATGAAGGCTGCCGTAGACGAAAGGTCATGGGGTTCAGCCGCCGATGCTATGGTCGATTCGAGGTGGTACACACAGGTGCCGAACCGGGCACGTCGTTTGGTAGCAAGGATGAGGGCATTGGCTGATGACGAAGGAAATTAAAAAACACTGCCGTCGCTGCCCACGCTGTAGCGAACCGCTTAAAACAGTTTTCGTGCATGGGCACGAACAATGTGTTACTTGTGACCAAGTAATCTATGACTGCTGTCAGGGAGAAACGTCATGCGAACCAAAAACCCAGTCGCAAAAAGCCTGAAGCTACGACGATTCAGGCTCAAAATAGTCAAGCCCCGCAAAGGTAAGGGGTCTTATACAAGGAAGGGCAAGTCCCTTCCTTTTTCTATATGCTTCCATCATGCTTACATTTGCCACCGACAATCTTTAGGTCAAGGTTATTCTTCTTTATCATCACCAAACTATCCTCCTTCATCTCCTTCAGACGCGCAACGCACCGGGTTTCAGAGGCATAAGGGCCACGTGTGTCGATGATTTGTACGCACTTGTCCGTGCTGTACACAAAACAGGCAAGTAATATGGCAGTAAACATGGTTTTCTCCTTTCTGTAAGTAACTGATTTACTTACATTTTAATTTGCATTCTCGTCGACCTGAGTAAAGATGGCCGTGTCATAGTACCTTCAGGTCGCTGAGAATCAAAGTTTATTCCACCTCACCCCAGTTATCGACGATTGCGGCGTCCACCTCGAACGGAATGTTAAGGTTTGGCACACAGGTTGTCATGATTTCAGTGATGCGGTCGGCTTGTTGCTGTGATTCTATGTTGAAGCACAGTTCGTCATGGACTGTCAGCATCGGCAGCAGTCCCTCTGAGTAACAATCCACCATCGCTTTCTTAGTCTGGTCGGCACTTGAACCTTGGATCAATCTGTTCAGTGCCTTGTATGTAAAGGCACGTTTGATTGCGGCTCTCCCACCATATTCCTTGGCCGCTGCCTCCAGAGGCATGGGCTTGTGGAACCCGTATGACTTGGGCTGCCACATATCAAAGCGACACTTACGACCCAGCCATGTGCGAATGTGACCCACATCTTCTGCACGTCGGGTGGTCATGTCAGCGATACCTTTTACGAAAGGAACTTTGTCGTGGTACTGACTCAACAATTCTTTGGCTTCATCCTCTGTGATATCCATCACACCAGCCAGCTTACCCCGACCCATGCCATACATAATGCCAAGGTTAACTGTCTTAGCTTGCTTCCGGCTAATCCCAGCTATGTCCGCCACCATCTGATGGAAGTCAGCGTTGCCAGCGTGGTACATCGCAACCACATCATCAATCTGTGGGTGACGGTTTGCACCTTTTAGTGTAGAACAATAGTGGGCAAGCCAGCGTGGTTCTTGTGAGGCATAGTCAAACGAACCCCACTTGCATCCCTCTTCAGGAATAAACAAGCCGCGTATCATTGCTTTAATCTCTGGATCACGGGCGGGAATTTGCTGGAGGTTGGGGTTGCTTGAAGAGAACCTGCCTGTTACCGTGCCGCCATCATCTGACCTAAGAGGGTTAAAGTCACAATGTATTCTACCATTATGCGAGTGCTCAAGAATTGTCTCAATAAATGTCGTATTGGCTTTGTTAAATTCACGCAAGCGTACAATCTTCTGCGCCAGTGGGTGCTCATGGTTCGCAAGAAACTGTTTTGTAAAGGAAGGAGCATCCGTGTTCTCTGTCCTTTGGTACGAGAGACCGACGGCATCGAACGCCTTTGCTATAGATGTGGCGACCCACGGCTCAACATTGACTTGGGTGAGATCCTTTATTTCGGCAAGTAAACTATTCTCTCTGCTTTTCAGTTCCTTCTGCACTTGCTCTGCTTTGTCGATGTCAACTCGTACACCACGGGATTTCATATCCAAGAGCACTGGCAACAGGCTTGTCTCTAGCTCGAAGATACCTGTGCATTCGTCCTGAATGATGTCGGCACGTAGCCTGTCCCAAAGGCGCAGAGTGACAGCCGCATCCTGTTCCGCATATGGCCCAACAAAGTGTGAAGGTAGACGCCACATACCGCCCTTGGGGTCAACACCAAAGGCATTGGCCGCTGCTTTCAGTACCTTCTCGTCCTTGCGTTCGCCAAGATATTCCCGTGCCAGCGAGTCGAGATTGTAGTACAGCCTGTTCTCATTGAGCAGAGGGGCGGCAATCATGGTGTCGATAATCTTGCCTTGCACTTCTATGCCTGCCCAGCGTAGCCACCCTAAATCATACATTGCATTGTGCATGACCTTTTCAATGTTAGGTGTTTCCATCTGCTTCTTCAGCCAAGCGAATACCTTCTTCTCTGAGAAGTTCTCACCTGACTCGTGACGGATAGGAAAGTATCCTACAAAATCCCCGGCAGACACGGCCACGCCAATGATGTAGCCATCATCTCTGCACCAGCCTGGCCCTAAACTTTTTATGTTTGGGTCTCTTGTCTCAAGGTCAATTGCAATCCTGTCGCACCCTGTCAGATCGGGAAAGGAAGAAGGTGGTGTCCATTGCTTCTCTGTACCCTGAATGGCAGCGTCCTGCATGTCTAAATCGAGTATGTCCATTTGATAGCCCTCACTCATCTATAAATTGCTCCCATTCTTCATACACAAACAACGGTGTAAACTTTCCCACATAAGCCCCAAGCACGTTATAGTCAAAGTATTCCCATGCTTCATCTGGATCCATGCCTTGATCGATTAACAACTGCAAACATCTGTCCACAGAATACACAAGCACGTTCTGGTTGTCAGACCACTGTGCTACCGTGACGCCCATAATCGCGTCATCAAAGCCATCAGCTTTCATCATTTACTATTTCTCCCCCCAAGGCTGCGTAACCTATGATGTCTATCCACGAATCATCCTTGCTAATGTCTTCAGCTAGCCGTGCCAGCTTAAGACCAACCATACATGCCACCACATCTTCTGGCGTAATGTCACACGTCAGCTTCTTTGCCAGTAGAATGTTCCAAATCTCTGCTATACGGTGATGGTTCAGCTTTGCCGGACCGTACTCCTTGGCCCTCGGTCCGTTGATTAATCCTTCGGCTGTGTCTAAAAAATACTTTCTATCTTTCATAGCTTAAATCCATATTGTGAGTGTGATTCGATTAGGTGTAATGCTTTTTTGGCACGAGTTAACCCCACGTAGAACGTGCGAACTTCGCCGTCCTGATCAGGGCTTTCAGCACATGCTCTGGAAGAATCTAAAAGAAGCGCGACATTATCCGCTTCGCCACCTTTGGCCTTGTGGATCGTCGATATCTTGATCCTCGGCTTGTCCGTCAGTATCTTCTCCCCCATCCTGCGGACAGATGTAATGTATATTCTCTCCCTCTCCGAAACTTTCAGCACACTGTGCCATGGTGACTCGGCGGAGACGCTCGTAGAAAAGTTCTCTTTTACGTCGTCGAGAGTGTAAGTTGTTTCGCTGTCGAGGGTGGCTAGCTTCTTCCTTCCAGATTTTGTCACGATATCCGACTTCAATAAGGTAGATAACGTCTTCAACTCCTTCGCGGAAAGTCTCTGATTTTTGCATAGCCTTAACCAAACCTCGATTCCAGTTAGTACATTAGGGGAAATGGACCAACCAGAACCTTCACGCCAGAACAGATAGCCCTGTTCTTTAAGTTCTGTTGATATCTTGTTGGCAATGTAATTTGTTCTAGCAAGGATTAGCCACTCGCCTCTGGTTAGGTCCACATCCATGATATCACGATGCCAGACTACATGACCAGCTTCTTCGACAGGTGACCAGACTTTTTCTTGCCTCACAACTACTTGTTTTATAAGAGAATCCGCAATGTTATAGACGTTTCTGGGAAGACGATATGACTTGTCCAACACCATCTTGTTATCCGATGCGTTCAAGAAATCCCTGACCTCTACACCCATCCAAGAATAAATGCACTGGTCATCATCCCCTGCAAAATAGATGCGGTTTGCTCTGGGCTTGAGAACCTCATGCACCATGCGCCACTGTATCGGAGCCAAGTCCTGTGCCTCATCGACAATCAGAACCTCCAACCTCGGACCTTGACCCTCGGCTATGAAGCGTTCGATCATGTCAACAAAGTCAAGCTTGCCCGTGTCTTTCTTGTAAGACTCCACCACCTCTGCAACTATTTTTAGTTGCTGGTAATATAAACTCCTGTTGTTGGCGTCGTTGAATTGTTGTTCGAGGCTGACCCCACGAACCCGTGCCATTTGAATCATGGACAGATAAGCATCCCCACTCTTGCCCGGAGAAAAGAGTTGCCCATCTGCCATTGTCAGGGAAGAGTTGGAGCTAAACTCTAACCCTAACAAACGACCGAGTTGCGTGAAGTCAGCCCCTTTCAACACTTGGTTAGTGCTTAACCCCAAGCATTGAAATGCTAGTGAGTGCAGTGTTCTAAACCAAACCATCTGGTCTGCACCCATGTTTAATGCAGAAGCGGCACGGTCTCGTGCTTCTTCCGCTGCCTTGCGGCTGAACGATACAAAGGCTATGTCCTCTGGTCTTGTACCATTCTCAAGCTCTTGCTTTACGATAGAGATTAACTTTGTTGTTTTGCCCGTACCTGGAGGCCCGAAGATTGTGGTCTGCATTAGAACGGCACCTCACTTTCAACCTCGATACTCGGTACTTGGACCTCGGTATTGAAAGCTGGGACCCACCAAACCCGTAATTGTTTTTGCTGTCCGTTGGTGGTGTCAAAATATTTTTTGCCGTTCGCCATATTATTCCCGTTCAGTTCTTTTAGTCGCTCCTGTATCTGACCACGGCTATAGCTATCAAACTTCTGGTTACGCAGAAACTTCAGCAAAGCTTCCAGCTTGAAGTACGTAACACCTTCCTCTTCGTCAGTGTATGGCTTACCCAAAGACAGTTCTTCTGCGGACTGTGCCTGTACCCTGCCGTCACAGAATGCTTCTAACAAGTCCATGAACTGGCCTTTATATGTCAGTTCTTCCGGCACATCTATCTCGCTCATGTCTTCCATTAGCAAAGACACTACCTGTTGCCAGTCAGCAATCTTCATCATGGGCGGCATGATATGTATCTGTTCCATGCAAGCTTTCTGGAACCGCTGCGGTGTTTGCAGGTCATCGGTTGTTAGCTCTACGCGCTGACCACCTACATCACAGAACCAAACAGGTGGCTCTGACTTAACCACACATAGACCTGTTATCTCTACATGCTGGACGTGACTACCTATGCCGCAAGACTTGGTCTTGCAGAGAGCCTTGTTGCAGAAGGATTTGAGAGGCTCTTGTTCGCATGGAAAACCGTATTCTTTTTTCTCATGCTGCGACTGTATGGTTACAATCTCTGAGGCAGGTAGTGGCGGTGTGCCAAACTTGTTGTTGATTTCCTCAAGCCGTTGCTTCCATGTGTCGGGCTGTTCTTTCTTAGCACCAACAGCCGCCGCGAACATAACTGTATTGCGTGTCCCTTCAGGTATGCCCTGACTAAACATATGTGCAAGGCAAGGTGCCCACTGGTCGAACTCGTCAACGGGTTCGCCTAGTTGCAGGTTCTCGAAATCTTTTGGGGTTACCTTACGGGCTTCAATTAGATCCAGAAATTCGGTGAGGTCTGCCTCATCACCATCTTCTTTGATGGCGTAACGCATTGTCTGTTCCGCATCAAAGTACGGAAGGTTAATAAAGTTCCCAACATCACCACGCTCGACAAGAATCTCTTCTTGCTTTGGGAATATTTCACAACCACCATATCCAAGATAGGCAGCAATCTCTGTAGCTTTGTCACGGAAAACACCTGCACTAAAAAACTCTGTAAAGAAAAAGAAGATATGTGCGCCGCCAGACTTAGAGCGGCAGACCACACATGGTATATCGTTGTCTCTTAGCTTCTTGTCAAGAGCAACTAGGTCTAATGGGTACTGGTCAATGTCAAGCGCACCGAACTTGCACTTGTTATTTTCGTTGATAGGTATAGAACCCACACCGCCCTTACCTTCTAGGTGTGCGACAATAAGTTCCAATGTTAAGGGCTTCCTTACGATGAAAGACTTTGCCTTCTGCTTTCCGGCACGTCGTTCCTCTGATATTTGTGTCTGTCCATGTGCGGCACTGAAGCCTTCAAACGCCGCCATGAACCGTTCAGCTTGGTTCATAACTCACTCCGGGCAAGAGGGTGGGGAGCGGAGTAGAAAGGAGATAAAAACCTCCGCCCCCCTACTGGTTAAAACAGTACGTCTGCGTCTTCAGTCGAAACAGTTTCCTGTTGCGGCTCTTCGCCCGTACTCATTTTAATCTCTCCAGAGCGGTATTTAAGGTACAGTTGCTTTGCTTCTTGCAACGCGGCCATCGGTACTGACTCCATCTCTAGCTGCTGAACTTGGTAGTTGAACCACGAACCTTTGTCGTTGGACTCCTGGATCGAGGTCAGCTTCCACGGCACTGCCCACATTGGTGGATTAAACAAACCCTTGCTTGGGTGCATAATCTTCAGGCCAGCGCGACGGGTGTTCCACTGCTTTGCAATCTTCATCTGTGTCTTCTTCATGTCACAGATCATCTGGTTTGTCATACCGTCTTCATTGTACGCAAGCACAAGGAACTGAGCAGAACGAACAAGCTCGTTACCGTTTGGCAGTAACTCATTTGAACCCACGCGCTGAGTCTTGCGGATGTCTGGGTCGTTTGCTTTTATCTCACCCATGAAACCTCCACCGCTTTCGCGCAACTGAAACTCAAGAAACTTGGTAGTGTACGCACACATCAGCACGTTCACGCCTTCTTCTCCATCCCAGAAGTCACTAGTTACTGTGTTGAAAATATCGCCAGCGGATGCGCCTTTGATAAAGCTTGAGTCAGCCTTATTCAACTGTGGTGACAGTGGTTGAAGAAGACGCAGGAAAGGAATCTGCATATCTTCTTGCGTTATTGTTTCCATGCCCTGACCCGCTGCTTCGTACAGGTCATCCATTATATTAGCAACTGCTGTGCTTTCTTTTTTTGCTACTGCTTCAGCCATCTTTAGCTCCTCTTAATTGTAGCTTCTGTTCCGACGAATACCCCGAAGGTATCAAAGTCGATTTCCTGTCCGCTTTCAATGCGGTTCTTCACCCACGCCTTCAATGTTTGCGGGTGAACATGGGTTTTCTGTGCTGGTTCTAAACCCTGACTGCGAAGGTCATCGATGACCGCACCTGCCATGTTATCTTCACCAGACTTAAACGAAACAGTCACATCGTTCTTGATGATGTCTGCCTCACCAATAGAACGAAGCCAAGTAAACGCCTCGTCTTTCTTGTCGTCAGCAATCCGCGCATGAACAAACTGCCGCAGGGCAACCTTGTTGCCATCAACGGTCACAGAATCCATGCCCATTTCCTGCATCAGGTTGGGGATGTCTTCTTCGTTTACTTTGCGTTTCTTGAATTTAAGATCCTTGAGGTATTGCTCTGCTTCAGCAATCTTCTCATCAATCTCCATAGACTGACGGATAAGAGTAGACAGTGTACTGCCCTTCTCACCATCTACTTTGTCGAACTTAGAGGCATCGACTTCCTCATCAAATAGCGAAAACACATCGCTCATCGTACATTCTCCTGTACTATCTACGTTAAAGTTTAACCCCTTCGGGTGTGAAGGAGAGTATTAGCCCACTCCCCAGAGGCATGTCAAGTTTATATTTCCATCATCCTGTCATCTTTTGTGACGTGCATGTCTGCTTTGGTGGAAGACTTTCCATTCTTAAAGTTATACCATGAACGACCCAACATTATTGAATACTGCTCAGTGGTGATTGCCTGTCTTTCTGAAACCAGTTTATTTATAGTTGTCAGCAAGAACCTGGCAGGAGACTTTGCAGTTCCATTGCCTGTCATTAAGATTTCATAGAACCTCTCAACAACTTCTCGTTTACCCCTGCTAGATGCGAGATAGTGAACAGCCATCAGAGGACCGACAGGAATATTCACCGCCATTCTATTGACGCGACGAGCATATGCCAAAGAATCTTGCAGAAGTTGTGTGTTCATACGGTTCAAGTACGCATCCTTCACCGCCTGATTTGACAAAGTGTTTTTCAGTGACGGATTACCCGCCTCATAGGCAGTGATATACTTTATACCCATAGCAATCTTGGCATGGTTCTTCACGCCCATGATTGCCAACACATCGTCAGCACCCCGGTTCTTACCTGTGTCCATATGATGAAATGTTGCTGGGTCAATCCCAAAGATAGCATGAGTAGTGAATGGTGTTTGCGCTTGGATGCAAGCCGCCAATCTGTTCTGCCCATCTTTTAGAAATCCGTCCGTGCCGAACTTGATAGTCTCACCAGTTAAAGACCAGTTACGGTTTTGCATGTCTCGACGATACTGAATAATCTTCTTAACCTTACGCGGTCTATTATTTACGTTCAGGTTACTAAGAATATACTCAGCAAGTTCAGGACCGAACTCACAAACCCTGCTGTTCTGTGGTGAGTTTTTTATTAAAGACTTCAAGTTATCTATCTGTTCTTCAAAAGATAGTTTAGTTGAAATCTCGCGTTGCTTACTTGTCAAGGATGTTAATCCCATTGACGCCTCCATAAAAATGTCTCTTGTCCGTTTGTAGAGACCTGTTGCCTTGCCCAAGGGCGGGAAGAAAACCTGCGATGGGCAGTCGCAGGAAGCCCACTTCTAACTTTACGCAGCTTTTGAATCTGCGTTCTTAATAATGTGTGCAAGCTCACCGCTAACACTTCTGTCGTTCTTGTCAGCACGTTCCTTCAGTACTTTGTATAGTTCTACCGACACCGCGACTGACCGCCACTTCTTGTTATTCTTCTGCATATTTGCCACTTCCATATTCATGTGTTATCCTTCATATACCATATCTAAAAATAGACGGGGGGTCAAGTAAGATATGAAACCAGACCATAAA